GTTTCCCAGTCACGATCAATTCCGGTTGCAATCTTATCGCAGTCTAAGCAGGGGATGTGGGTACACTCAGAATCTGTGTAGCGTTCATTCGTGTGTCCATCCTCGCAGCGATACTCGTAGATAGCTCTCATTAGCCAGCTTCTACTTCTTCTTCCTGCATTGCTTGTTCTTCAGCTGCGTCGATTTGAGCTTCTAGGTTCAGTAGGTTAGCTATAACAGCGAGTTGGCCTTTACGGAAGTGTAGGTCTTCGTTGTCTTTGGCAGCTTCTACTGAGTTGATAACCATTGCATTAGAGTTAAGGTCTTCCATTAGCTGCTTCCAGCCGTCTGTTGCAAACATATCTCTAATGTTACGGTAATATAGCTCAAGGTCTTTATCAATCATACTGTTTCTCCTATTAGGACAGTGTTGTTTATATTAGTCTTACATAGTTATTATAACATAAAAGCATAAGAAAGTCAAGCATTATTTCTTCTTTTTACTTGACTTCTGCTCAGTTTTGTTGTATATGGCGTCCCAATTGGCTGCAAACTTCTTCTGGTCTGTCTTGCGCTGGGCACTTCCTTTGCCACCGTGTGTCTGGCCCTTCATCGTTTCTTGCCCTTATGTAGGCCATGCTTGGCGTGTTGCTTGCCTTTAGCGGTAGCTTCCTTCTTCTTTCTAGTAGCAGCTGCTAGTTTCTTCTTACCTGCTGCTGTAGACTGTAACTTGCTAATTGTCTTAGAAGGTGCGTAGACCTCTCCAGTCTTACCGCTAGGCTTACCAGAGGGTGTACGCCACTTTTGCTTAGTCCACTTCTTTAAAGACTTCTGTGATTCTTTTAGAGCCATTACTTATAGCCTCCGCCTTTTGCCTTGTACTCCTTGGCTAACATCTGAGCTTTCCTAGCAGACCATTGACCAGCGTTACCACCTTTAGTACCTGCTTTGATCTTGTTAAACAAGTTCTTTCGCATGGTGGGCTTAGTATAGTTCCCTGCTTTGTTTACTGTAGACTTCTTGGCTGGCATACTACTTACCTTTTTTAACTGGCTTCTTCTTAGGCTTCGCCGCTGTTTTCTTCTTAGGTGGACGACCTACTTTACTACCGTATGTACCTTTACCGTATGGCATAGTATTCTCCTGTTATTACCACTTAGATTTATTGGCCCAATAGGCCGCTGACATCTTACCTTTGGCAATGTTCTTGCCGTGTCGTGCTTTAAAACTAGCACGTTTCTTCTTCATTGCTTCGGACTCTCCCGCTTTAGGCTTTCCTGCGGTCTTTGCCCCCTGTTCTCCATACCTAATCGTCTTGATTTTGTCACCTTCTTTTGCCACGACAACATGGCTTTTCTTTGGGTGATTAGGGGTACGCTTCGGCTTATTGTATCCACTGACTCCAGCCCTAGCTAGTCTTGGGTCTTTTTTTGCTGGCATTCTTAGCTCCTGTTTCCGCTATTTGTTTCTCAAGTTGTGCAATCTTCTTAAATAGTTCCTTAAACTGTACATTTACTTGAGCTACTACGTGTTCTAAGTCTCTATTGCTGACCATTGGGCGTCATTCCTTGTGGTTGTGGACGAGGTGCTGCTGGTGCAGGCTGTGGAGCCGCCTGTTTAGCAACATTTTCCTCTTTAACGGCTACTTCACGCTCTTTTAGCAGCTGTTTAGAGATTTCTAAGCGTCTCTGGAACTCTTTATCGTCTGCATCACCCTTGTCTAGGTTAGTTGTAACAGCTTTGATGCGGTCAATCTCCAGTTCTTGCGGTATAGCCTGTGCTTCAATGGCAATCTTCTGCGCTCTAGCTTGCGACTCAGCAGCTTGGCCGTTAAGTGCAGCAGTTTGTGATGCCTGGAAGGCCATTTGACCCTGTTGAGCCATCTGTTGAGCCTGCTGAGCTTCTGGGTTAGGCTGATTAGCCTGCTCAAGAGTAGCAATAAGCTCTTCACGGTTAGACAGGTTCATGTTGTCAATGATAGACATAACCAGCTTAGGATACATTGGCGTGTCTGGTGACATGGTTTGTAGCAACTGCACAAGCTGTGTAACTTCGTACTCACGGGCAATGATGCCTAGTGCGCTAGAAGTGTGGAACTTGTAGTCAGCTACTGGATACAGCTCAGGCTCAAACTGCATATAGCGCCAAGCAGTCTTCTGTACGAAAGGAATCAGGAAGGACTCTTGGAAGTTGATTAGTGTACGCTTGTGTCGCTTAATGATAGCACCTAGTGACATAGAGACACCAGCAGCGGTAGCGTCGCCGTTGATAGAGCCAGAGATACCAGCACTGTCAATAGCGCCTGTAGCAGTCTGTACCATAGTCTGTAGCGACTGAGCCTGTGCAAAGGTAATCTGGTTAACATTACCGAAGTTAAAGGGCTGTAGTATCTCAGCAGGGTTGCCGTTGGTTAAAATGGTCTTACCTGGCTGTATGGAAGGCTTAGCACCACGAGGCATGCGACTAGCGTCCATAGCCATCATTGGGTGTATAGTCAGTGCTAGAGCATCGATTCTAGCGCGTAGTTCCGTGTCTAACGCCTTTTGACTGTTATACCCTTTCTCACATACTCCTCGACCCCAGAAGCGGCTAGGAACGACATCCCATGGGAATGCTACGACAGGACGATCTTCCATCATGTAGGGGTTCTTAGAAGCCTTCAGCAGTACACCGCCGTTAGCAATAACAACAACAGCTTCTACATAGTAAGAGTCGTCTTCATCTTCAAAGGTGACAACCTCTTCTTCAGAGTCCTTCTCTTCCATAGCCTTGTCTAACAGGTGGCGAGGAACAAGTCCGTAGTACTTAGTCAGTCGTACTTTGTCTTCATCAAAGCGTGTCAAGTCCTGATCAGGCTCAATGTTAAAGTCTGGAGAGGCGAGCTGTATGTCTACGTCACGGTATACACCGCTTTCCTGTAGCTGCTCTACTGAGTGAGCTGACACAAACTCATCTACTGCACAACCCAGCGCAGATTCAATGTCTGTAGCTACTGGGTCAATCAGGAAGTTCTGTGGCATTACAGGGCGCAGCTTAACGCATGTACGATCCTGTATGTTAACACCTACCGCTGTAAGCTCACCGCCCATCACAGGCTGTGTAGCAGGCTTCATCTCTTTTTCTTCTTCAAGAACAATCTCAGCAATGCCTGTACCGAACACAGCAGCGTTAATCAGACACTCTGCCACACCCTTACGTACCTTGTTCTTTTTAAAGTCTTGCTCTAGCGCGTTACGCAGCAAAGCAATGTCTCTGTTGTCTTGATCGTAGACATCATCTTCAATGTCAAACCACTTGCCACGACCAAAGGTAGCTTCCTCTAGCTCTGCTACTGAAGACTCAACAGCCTGCTGTAGCGCAGGAGAGATAATCTTAGAGCGTTCTGTGTCGCGTGTACGGTCTTGTGCAGACCACTGACCACGCCACAAGCGGTAGTATTCTTCAAACTTCTGTGAGTAGTTGGCTTCAAAGTGGTCACGCCAGTCATCACACTTATCAATTACCCAGTCTTCTAGGTACTGCTCTGTAGCAAAGTTGTCGTTACCTTCTAGTTCCATAATTAGTAGCCTGCGTATTTGTCTAGGAATTCGTAGTCCTCTTCCTCGTAGTCAAAAGCATAAGAGACCTTAGCTAACTGGTCTATATATGCAAGAGCATCTATCAAGTCATCGTGGACTAATTGGTTAGGGAACTGGAACAACTCGTCTAGGAACTGAGCATTCCACTTGCCTTTGTTTAATACTAAGTTACCGTGTTCTAAACGGCCTTGTAGCGCCCACACGATCCTGTCTGTCTTCTTCTTATTGCCGTGTGTCAGCTCTTCAATCCTAAAGAAGCGTTGGTTCTTCTTCATTATATCGTTCAGGTAGGGGGCAACAGCGTTCTTTAACGCACCCTTCTCAATGCCTACTGCGACTGGTTGGTAGTCTCTGACTGCTTCAAAGATTCGTCGTGCAGTCTCTTCGACGCCCCAACGGCCATGTACGATATTAGCAACCCACCAGCCTTCGACGCCCGCTTTAACCACAGCAATTGCCGTCTGGTCAAGTCGTTTGGTTTTAGTCGTGACTTTCTGTACATCTGCAAATCCTGCCAAATCGACAGCAATGTAATAATCACCATCAGTAGGTTCTTCCTCGCTAAATCTAACATCTTCTTCTTTAAACAGCTCACTGCCGTGTGCCTCAAAGGATGCCATAAACTCCTGACGGAATGAGAAGGCTGACATAGAGCCTTTAGCTGCTTCAATCTCTTCAGGGTCTAGCAGTGGGTTATCGTAGCTAGTGAAGTGGTAGCCCTTGAACGTAGGGTCTTCCGACACACTAGCGTAAGTGTATAGGTCATAGAAGTGGTTGCGTCCCATAGGCGTACCAATGAACAGCGCCTCACCCTTCTGATCCGCTAGAGCAGGACGTAGGATTTGCTCCCACACCTCTGGCTTCATGTCTGCGTATTCGTCCATACACAGGAACTTCAGACTAACACCACGCATAGTCTCAGGTCTATCAGCACCCTTCAAAGAGATGGTGCAGCCATTGACTAGCTTAATCTGTAGGTTGTTAACGTGTGCTGACGCTATAACGTTGTGCCCTAGCTCCAGCAGCAGCTGCCACATAATGTCTCTAGCCTGACCCTGTGTAGGGGCAACGTAGAACACCTGACCTTTCTTCTCAGACAAAGCACTGATGATCAACCGCCAAGCAGCTAACCTACTCTTACCTGTACGTCTACCCGCAGCTACTACTTTAAAGCGTGTAGTGTCTTCCCAGACTTCTTGCTGCCAAGGTAACAGCTCAACTGCTAAATCAGTCAAGGGATTCCTTAAACGTCTTAGCTGTTTTAGCTTTCTGTTCTTTGTCGTCTTTACTACTTACAATCTTTTTAAACAAATTAGACTTGAACGCGCCTATTTTGTCGTATTCTGTATTAACGTCACTTAAGCTTGTTTTAATGTAATCTGTTATGCTTTGATCAGTAGGGTTGTTAATAATGTTTTCTGTAATGCTGTTACTTTTATTAAGGAGTCTACGAGCCTTTTCAACATCGTCTTCTGAAAAAGCTTTATCTATCTGTGACTCTAAGCTTTTAATCTCTTCTTTTGCTATATAATTAACAGCGGTAGAAACATCATCCATGTTTTGAGCACTTCTTATGTCTAAAACACGCTGACCTACTTCTTGTGCGTTTTTTGAACCAAACTTTGTAAAAGCTAAATAAGCATCCATACTACCACTAGACTTAGCTTTTTTATAGAGGCTTTTGTCTTTTTCTAACTGATGGCTATACTCGTGCGCCCATGTAGCAGGAGTAGCTCCCTTAGCTCCTATTACGTTGACTGTGCCAGGTTCTGCTGGAACCATAATCTCATCGCCTCCAGCGCCAAAACTAGCTGCGGATATATAATGATTTGCAGCTTCTGAGGGGGTTGAAAAACCCAAGAGTCCTGACTGAGCACCTTCAGGTAAAGAATGATAACGAGCAATACTAGGATCAATAGGGCCTTCGTATCCTGAGTAAGGAGCAACAGCCATCTGAAACTCTATGTCTGCCATCTGCAAACCTTGCAAGACATTTGTATAGTCTAGCCCTGTTTGTCGAGATATACGAAGTGCTTTCTCTTCGTTCGTTAGTTTTGCCATATCAGTACGTCCACATTACAGGAGACTCATTACCGTCAAGGTGGCGGATGTCAACATGCACAAACTGACTAGCAACTCCAATTCCTGAAAAGCCCATCTTGATAGCCTCCTCAACAATCTTAAACCGCTGTATACCGTCTGTAACTTTAATGTCCGCTGCAATGCCTTGGGCATGGGTTCCTGGTGTCTCCTTTTTAGCTTCTATGGGGTGGTCTTCACTTCTGAAGCCACTAGTAATAACGAAGGGGAAACCACACCTAGCACGTAACAAATCTAACTTCAGCAACAGCCTGTCACTAATCTCATTCTCGCCAGTGTACTGACAAGCAAACTCTTCCCTAGTAAAATAATCTAAGTCTTGATTTATATCATACATCTGTATAGTCCCCTTCAATGGGTTCTTCGCCGCCAGAGATAACAGTAGTCTCACCGCCAACACCTGTAATGGAGATGTTGATGGCACTCTTGCCTCCGCTGGCCTTATCCTTCTCAAAATAACTAACAGGCAACAACCTGTCCATGCAAAGCTTCCATGCTGCCGCTTGATTCTTGTGGTCATCGTCTAACGCGGCATTGAGGATACTGTCTAACACCTTCCTACTCTTAGGCGATGCTAACATCCTTGCTTTGTAGTCATTGATGATGGAAGCGTCACCTTTAGGTCTTCCTACGCCTCTACGACTGCCTTTAGTAACAGCCTTAACATCTGCCTTCTTAGGTCTTCCTATCTTTGCCACTGAATTGCCTCTTTAGAGATTCTAGTCTATAGAGACTGAACAGAGTTGCTTTCTAACCCTTTAGGAATACCTATAGGACAACTACTAGTAGTTAACCTTTCAGACCTCCTATAGGGCACTAAAGCGACATTAAAGCAATGCTTTTCAATCTATATAGTTATTATAGCATATTTTTTAACAAATGTCAAGCTATTTTATAGGTTATTTACTGTTAATGTTCTCTAGTGGTTGTTATGTTACTTTTGGTAACACTCCCCTGTTCCTTAACAGGCGGATTCTCAGCCATAACAGCGTCTCCGCAGTCGCCGCCATAGCCCTTTGCTATCAACAACTTAGCCTTT